CAGGAGCAGGAGCAGCACTAGGCGCACCAGTCAATGCCTGTTGCAATGGAGCCATCTCAGCAAAGTATTTGATAGCCTCAGCAGGATTAGCCCGGATGTAAGCTACCATCATCGGGTCGTTAGCTACTCTCGGATCTTGCAGCAATTGGTTAATCGCTTGCATCTGAGACTGAGACTGTTGCAACTTCTGGACGTTAGCTAACTGGTTAATACCAGATTCATACGTCTGAGCAGCACCGCCGTAACCAGCAGCTAGAGCCGTTAGTACGTTCTGTAGCGCAGACCGACGATAGCCCTGCGGACTCATTCCCTGAGCCAAAGCAGCACCAGCACTCAGCAATCCACCAAGATTAGCGCGTTTTTGTAGAGCAGCCTGATCCTGTGGGTTAAGTAAACCCTGATACATGGTAGGCGTACCACCAAAGACGTTAGGAATGTAATCTTCAATAGCCATACGTCACCTTAGATCAGACTAATTCTTGGGCTACCCATTGCGACCTGTGTAGGATCTTCCATCTGGAACTGCTGACCACGCATCAAGCCCGGAGGAGGAGCCATCTCAGGAGGAGGCGCAGGAGTTACTGCACTTTGTAACGCACCTAGTCCGACTTGAGTAGTCAAAGGATTTTGTTTAGCAAATGTGTTAATACCGCCAAATGCGTCCTTAGCACCAGATAGCAGACTTGCACCTAATCCTTGGTTCAATGTCTGACCAGCAGCAGTTTGTGTAGCACCGTAGGATAACGCTCGCTGTGCAGCGATATTCGAAGCCTGAGCAGCATTAGCAGCAGCACTAGCACCTTTAATCCCACCCATTGCAGCACCACCGAAGCCACCTAGCGCACCACCTAGCAACGCACCTTGTAATGGATTACGACGATTAGTGATAGCACCTACGCCAGCACCAATCATTCCCATAGTTACTGGATCACCCATTATTTGCCTCCAGACGGTGTAGATGTTGACTCAGAACGAGTCTCCAACGGCGCACCATAAACAACTTGAGCAGCACGTTGTAATCTTTGTAACGGCAGGTCTTGAGCAGCCAATCGACCTTGGATAGCTTGTTGCTCGTAGCCTTCTCTAGCCTGACCAACCTGTAGAAGTCGCTGTAGATCAGCGTAATCAGCCGCAGACATCTGTGGAGCAGCCTGAGCAGCCGCTACCTGTCTAGCCCTCTCAGCCTCAGCCGAGGAATACGCTAGTTGACCACCCTGTTCCGCTAAGGCACGAGCAAAGATGTCTTGTGCGCGACCAGTTTGCTGACCCATTGCAGCCGAGCCATAACGACCAGCCGATGAAGCCTGAGACTGTAGTTCTTGGATATTCTGGGTATAACGCTCACCAGCTAGACGATTCGCTTGCTCTAAAGCACCGCCTAGAAACGGATTAACGCCACGACCTTGAATCGTAGCTAACTGTTCAGCCTGACCAGCACGAAGTAGCGGAGAACCGCCTATAGCCCGTTGTTGAGCCATCTGTAAGGCTTGCTGAGTAGCCTCTGATGGAGATACCGCTAGGGTCTCAGGAGCCGCTGGCATCCCTTGATAAAGTCTCTGAGCCTCACCTAGCGTATAAGTGACGTAAGGCTTAAATTCAGGACTTATCTCTGTTCTTGATGTTTGCGTTTGACCGCCGCCACCACCACCCATATTAGACCTCGCTTATCCACTTTCTAGGCCTGAAACCGTAAGACTTAGCTCTACGATCCCATCCCGGTCTATGGCTTGAGAATGTTAGGTATTTGTTACCGTTTTCCCTTGCCATATTTTTGATGAATTGTAAACCTTTTTGCACCATCTGATAATCATTTTCTAACGTCCAAGCACACCAGATATGGAGTTCTTCCCCCAATGGTTGCAAAATAAAGAACGCTTTGAAATGGTTATCCTCTAGTCCAACCCATAGGCCAGATTTCTGATTCCAGCAGTCCGTGTATACATCCTCCACGATCCAACTTTCAGAACTGACACTCTTAATTTTGTCTAACCCCGGCTTGACGCTCATCCACCACTTTCTGAGTTGGTCAGGCTCGATATATTTCCATTCTGTCATCCGACGATTATGTATCCGTAAGTTTTGTCAGCCGTACTATTAGCCCAATGACTAATCGTTGCTGATCCTTGTTGTTGTGTAGAAACGTACAAATTCGTTGTAGCCGATGGTGCAACGTAAGACATCGTAACAATAGCACTAGGAATTGATGGCCTGTCAGGGCTTGTACTCGTAGGGTATTGTTCTAACGAAACGCCAGTATCCGTTGTTCTCCAGAATATCTCAACATAATCCCCTGCGTTCATCTCCATAAAGAAATTCATCGCGGTAATCAAGTGACTCGGATCACCCGTACTCTTTCTAGCTGGCATATGGAACCGACTATTGGAACCAGCAACGTTAGTACCGTTCTTCTTGAACCAAATGTCAATGTCCTGACCATCATTCGTCGTATTCTTGTACTGGAACGAGAACTGGATGTTGTAAATCCCATAATTCCTGACATTTAGCCTAGAACTATTGGAAACGTAAACTCCATTGGAATAATCTGTTGTATTAAAGGTAACTGCGTACCCTGTAGTCGTATTAGCAGCAGTTTGGTCTGTGGTGTCCTGAAACGCCCCATAGGGAGCCGAATCAGCCTCAGCATTAGCAGATACCGGGACAAAGAAAATCAGGCTGTCAAAGCCTATACGCTCGTCGTAGAGGGTCGTTGTAACCGCATTGCTAGTCGCTAGGGTAATTAGACCTGTGTTGTTGGTCTTGCCGTCCATAATGCCACGAACGACCTCAGCAACAGCCCTCTGATCCCCTCCAAATGGCGGTAATGTACGAAATTGCCTCATCGAGTACCCTGCTTAACTACTTCTACGTCAATTCCTACCGCTGTTTTCCAGTTATCCCCTGTCGGAGTCAATCTTAAACGATGATATTCACCGTTAGAACGGATGGAAACACGGTTTTCAGCATCAGCCGCTACGTTAGAACCAAATTCCACCTGCTCATTAAGCAAATCTCGGCTAGAAATCGCCACAGACGCACTTCCACCATCCACAGTTGGCCTTGCTAACGTCACCGTAGACCGTCCAATGGCTATATCGCCTGTCGTTATGTTCGCTGTCTTAGGCTGACCAGAGAAAGCAATGATCTTAGTCCCAGAGACACCCGCAAAAAGTAGCTGACCACCAGCAAATACCCGTGAATCTAGAGGAATATCTAGCGCATCAATACTCGCGTTATAGTTATCCACCTGCTCTAATGTCGCTGAAGGTGTTAATACATAGGCAATAGCGTTAGCTGTAGTGTCTGTGTATGACCAACGGTCTAAGTTAATCGAGTAAATCAACAGATTCTTACCACCGAAAGAGTTATTGAATTTCCAGATAACTAACTTTCGGATAGGATCAACTGTGGCTGACATTCCTGTAGATATTTCACCCGGAATTACATGGTCAAAAAACCATCTATTGACCTTCTCAGCACCGATAGCCTTTACTGATTGACCATCGCAAGAATAAAACCCGTCATCCGCTAGGAAATACGTTATGCCGCCGTATTGAGCAATTGATCCGTCTGAAATACAGCCCAAAGACCTAGAGATCGCATCGAATTGAAAAAAGAAAGGGCTACCCGTGTAACTCATACGGTAAACCGCCCTCTCAAGGAATACCAGACCGTATTCCCCACCAGCAAGACCTGTTATATCCCCACCGTCAGGAATGATCTGAAAATCAGACTGAGAAGCTGCACCCGGAGTCCAGTCTGTTTCATCGTTAATGTCCGACCAGTAAACCTTGTTCGCATCCGTTCCATCGTTAGCAGCAACAACGAAATCACGAACAACGGTGACATATTTAGCCGTAGGAGCAGCAGCAGCTAGGTCAGCAAAGTAAGTCGATACGCCAATCTCATAGGCTTGCAACTTATCCTGACCGTTAGCCAGAATCATCTTTGCACCGTACTGCGTTACATCCCAACTCTCAACCGTTGAATAGCCTGTTGTCGTTGCTGCATCCAGACTAGCATCAGACGAGTCAAACTTGTAAACCTGAGTCGCTCCAGCAGCAAATAAAGCCACCTCACCGCCGAACTTACCGCCAAACGTAATAAGCAAATCCTGAGCAGCAGCATCAGAATAATCAGCCTCAGACCTAAAAGGCGCATAACCGTTAGCAACTGGATAACAGTTCTTAGCGTCAGTAATCGCCCCTGTTACTCCGGGCTGATCTGGTAGCCACTCACCAAATATTAGTTTTGTCTCAGCCATGTGTCAGTTCCAGTAGGCTTTAGTGTCCAAGTGTTAGAACTTGGGCTTATGTCATCCCATGAGTCCGTTGAGGCCTCAACTACAGTCCATGAATCATTGCTTGCAGGAATATCCGTCCAGACATTTGTTTCTGGCGTTATATCTACCCATTCCTCGCCAACAATGTATCCCTTACCCGTTATTGTCGCATTTGCAACAATAGATGCAATAGCTTTTGCAGTTACCGTCGCTGTTGCACTTACATTAGCCTCTGCCTCAATGCTGGCAGATACGATGTACTCCAAAGTACCAGCCGCAGTTACAGTCGCAGACGAACTAATCGACGCACTACCAGCTAATAACAACCCACCACTAGCCGATACCGTCGCAGCAGAGCTAATAGCCGCTGTACCAAAGATTGAGTAGTTACCAATAGCGGTAACTTGAGCAGTACCAGTAATCGCCGCATTACCGAATACCTGACGGAAACCAGACGCTGTAACAGTTGCCGTTCCGTTAATAGCACCTGAGAAGTGGACTATCCGGTAAGCATCAGCCGTAACCGTAGCCGAGGCTGAAATAGCCCCAGCAGCAAACCTAGTGACCGTTGAGGATGAAGATACCGTAGCAGAGGCACTTACAGCCGCTATAGCACGATGATCTACTGATGAGCTACTAGATACTGTCGCTGTCGCACTAATCGCAGCAGACGCAAATACCGGATTGTCTCCGGTACTTGAGAATGTCGCTGAGGCTAACGGCGAGAAACCTAGCATTTACACACTTTCAACCCATTGTTGAGTTTGCTCATCCCATGAGTACATTTTGCCATCTGTCGGCATTGCTACAGGCGGTTGCCAGTTGGCATCATCGTCTAACGTCCAACTAGGATATGGCTGTGGTGGGATAAACGCATCTCGCACAGCGTTATATGTATATCCAATACCAGCGTAGTGCTTGCGGAAGTTGCCGTTGTAGCTAGTCTGTTTCCATGTTCCACCGAACAAACGCTCACAGAAAGCAGCACCGATATGCTCTTTTTCTACGCCAGAAGCATCAGACGTATCTTTATTGTCAACAACGATCACTCGCAAAACGATGTTGTTGCTGTCTAGTTCTGCAAAGTGCGCCATTTCAAGCCTCCAATTTCAAACCAGTTAGTGACATCTCATCTCCAACGATCCCAACCGGAAATGTATTAAACGACATACTAATACGAACATCATCTCCTTGAACCGTTGGCACATTATGCTCAAGTGATGACGGAAATAGAATCAATCGCCCTGCAATAGCTTCAAACCACCATGACTCAGAGTTGTACATATTCCAGTTTTCAGGTGGAAACTTAATCTGTTGCCAGCCAGCACGATAGAAGTAGATACGGTCATCAGGATTGGTATTCAGATAGAACACACCAGACACAAAGCTGTTCGGGTGAGCGTGTTTATGATGCCATTGACCCTGTTCGGAATAGTTAAACCACGACTGTGTAATGCGTAGGGCAACGTCATGCTTTGGGTTGATGGTTGCTTTGAAGTATTCAGTAACGCATCCTTCTACCCAATCCCGCAAGGAAGTCATTACTTGTTCGCGCAATACAAAGTTGTTTACGCTGGTGACATTGCCTTCATTTGCCCGTGTTTCCTGTCCGCGCACGAACAGCATTTCCTCATCCGTCAGTGGACGGTCAAGGTCAAACATCCCGATAGGTGTCGGAAACAGGTTGTGCATATTCATGCGATTGCTTCCTCAATTTCTTTGACTTGTGCGTTCATGGCTTCAAGTTGCTCTGGCAAGTAGATGGTCGGGATGCTTTCCTCGAAGTCCTTGATTTTGTCCATCACCCAATACACTTCTTCAATGCTTGGACAAGGGCGAGGGTCTTCCCAACGGGTGAAGACGTTGTTGCTAATTTCCCATTTAGCACCCGGACGTAGCATTTGCATCGCTACGTCAATGCCATAGAAGCGGTAGATTTTTGTGTCCATAGTTATTGATTGATTTTGATAATTACGATGCCAGAACCGCCAGAGCCACCAATTTTTTGAGCGGTTGGCGCATTTGTATAAACACCTCCACCACCTCCTCCACCAGTATTTGTAGATCCGCTTACACCGTCAACCGAGCTTGTTGCTCCAGCACCTCCACCGCCACTTCCACCTGCTGAACCCGTTGTATTTGGTGGCCCAGAACCACCACCTCCACCACCAGCATAGGTTACCGATGAGCCACTAATTGAAGAAGCAGTACCATTTCCTCCTGTGCCACCTAAAGTGCCTGACCCGGCACCACCAGTAGCACTCGCGCCGCCTCCACCGCCTGAACCACCGTTATTGTCTGTAGCCGAACCAGCACCTCCATTACTGCCCTGACTTGGGGATGTTGATGGTGTATTACCTGCGCCGCCCGTTCCGTTATTGTGTGCGCCTCCACCACCGCTACCGCCGCTACCACCATTTTGCTGAGTTGAGCTTGTGTAAGCTCCACCGCCACCGCCCCCTGTAGAAACAATACCCGGAGAAGCAAAAGGTGATGGAGAAGAACCGCCAACAATCGATGAGTTACTCCCGGCGTTTCCTC